AAGATCAGTCCGTCAAAGACGGTGTTGATCAAAATCAGACGCAGCCTTCTACTGTCGAACTTTTCCATGCTCCGTCAGAAGAATGGAAAGCCACTGCAAATGATCCACCTTTTGCTGGTGGTACTGCCGTAAATCCTCGATGATCTCCAGGAGATGGTCACGGAAGAGGAATGCACCCTCCTCTTCTTCGAGGTACTCAGAGAGTGAATCCTCAAGACTCATCCGCATCCGCTCGCGGTATGTTTTTGAGAAGCTCAAATCAGATCCAGCCAATCCGTTGTTGGAGTTGTAGCAACTGCAGAGAGTCCGAGAGCAAGTGCCATCACCGAGTCATCGTGAGCACCATCTCCAGCACAGCGATCTCCGGTAGTTAGTTGACGGAACATCAGCATTTCCGAATAGAAAGGATCCCTGGGGAGCTTCAACTCCTCACGTTCAAGGAAATAGGTGATCCGATCTGTATTGGAAATCTTATTAGGACGATTGGTGTTGTAGGGCTCGACCATGTACTTGGCCAGTGCTTTGGAGAGAATCTCAGACACCACAGCACCCACACCGTTCTTCTCAACGATCACCTTGTTAGGGCTGAAGTTTTCTGCCTGCTCAATGATCTGCTGAATGCACCAGTCCGAAGACTTGTACCTGACACGGAAAATATTGACGACCTGATAGGGAGTAGTGGTGATATCGAGAACTACGGAGCACCAATAGTCATCACCGCCCCCAGCAGGGTCGACAGCCATGATGTAGTCGCGGTTGATCAGGCCTGATTCGATCAGGTTTCCGTTGCAGGCGCGATCTACTAGCTCGGGAGGGAAGACCTGGGCGTCAGAAGCGACAAAGTCCATCTCATATTCCTGTCTCCAGGAACGCTCCGTCAGCTTGGCTTTAGCCTTTGTTTTCTCAGCCCACTGTGGATCAGCGGCATAGATAGGGATATCGGAATAGTGGATCCGGAACCGATTCCACCCGTCATCCTCTCCATGCCAGAGGTTGGCAAACATGTTGCCCATCCCGTTAGGGGTGGACAGGAGGATCAGCTTCGCTTTATCCCCAAGCGTCGCCATAGTCGGCTGAGCCGCCGTGTAGATCTCTTCGGCGCCGTCGAGAAAAGCGGCCTCGTCGAGCACCACCACGGAAACAGAAGGGATACCACGTGCAGCTCTGGGGGTAGCGGGAAGGAAGTAGATGGTTCCGAGGCCTTTGAACGAGAGTTCGCTGTTGGACTCGGTGGTGAACTCAATGTCGGAGTTCTCGATTGATGCGGCCTGGGCTCTGATGCGTTTACCAAGAGCGCCAGAGTCAGTAGCTGTCTTGGAGAAGACAACAGCTGCGAAACCCGGCTCCGTTAGGGCTCGGCACAGCAAGTAAGAGCAAACGGTTTCGGATGCTCCGACTTGTCTGCTCTTGAGAACGATCGTGTACTGGCTTTCACAGATGGAATCGATCAGTTGCTTTTGGATGTCGAACGGGTGGAAGGGTTTGACGCTTCCTGAGGTACGAATCCAGGTCAGTGGAGCGAAGTCTTTCCACTGTTTAGCCGTTGGAAACTTCGGATCGAAGCCAACACCAGTGCTGGTTAGACGTTGGTCAGCGGCGTCTTGTTCACGCTGCTTCTGTAATTTCTCTAACCTCTCCAACCGGGTTAAGAGCTTGGCGTTGGGCATTAGCTTCCAGCTGCTCTAGGCGACGCTCGATCGTTCTGGCTTCGTATTGTTTGTGAGCAGAGTCGATCAAAATCTTGATTGCTTGAACTTTAACGTTCACACCCACCTCTGGGTCTTGAGAATCGATAATCTCACGTAGTTTTTGGATTGCTTCAGGTAGAGCCTCGGAAGTCACCCCAAAGGAGCGGTGAAAGATCTCCTGCTGATAATCCCAGATCGCGTTATTGAACTCTTCGAGCTGTTTCCAAGCCCTAATCCCCTCGGTCGAGCACTTAGCCCGTTTAGCTGCGTCCCGCCAAGTGAAACCAGCTGCAAGAGCCTGCGCTGCTAGTACCTGACGCTCACTTAATTCCTTGGGCCGATCCATAACTATTCCCTAGGTTCTTGGCCGCTTCCATGGCAGCCCATCGCATCGCTGCGGGCTGGGTCACAAAAGCCAAACGTGCTAGTTCGATAGTTATTTTAAGCAGGGCTTCGTGATCGAGTTTGTCTAGACCGCGAACAAGGTTTGCGAAACGCAGTTGATCATTGACGCTGGATTCAATCTGACTCATCGTCATCCTCTTCAGGGTTCATGCCCTCGTGCTGTTCAGCAAGAGCGCAACCGATCCGAGAGGTGAGGACTTTGGCAAAAGGCAGAACCGCCTCTTCATTGCCGGACTTAATCCCACGTTTAATCATCCGGAACAATTCCTTGTTCTCAGTTCGGGAGTGCCGAGATTCCTCTAGGCATATGCCGATTACTTCTTCTATTTGCCCGTATTCAGACTTGGTCGCGACCTTACGGGTGTAAGCATATGTCAGAACAGAGGCAAGGCCCCATTCGTCATAACTACGGACAAGGTCTCCATCATCACTAATCTCCTCGAACTGTCGAGCCAGGGGGTGCCTGTACTCAGTCGGGATTAGCGACAGGGGAACAGCGCAATCGGTGACGTACTCCATAACGGACGGGGTACTAGCCCTATCTAAGCGCCTTACGCCGCGAGCTGAGAAAAGCTGTACTCACCATGGCGGCAAACCCGGAAGGGCTGATCCCGCTTAATGAAATTGCGGTTCGCTCGAAGAACTTCTTCATCACTGATTGCTTTAATTTCATACAACTCTCCAGAGGGCTCGGTGAGCTTAATCATCAGTGCAGGAGCGAACATCAAATATCCATCAGCGATCCTCAATATACCGGGGTGAATAGAGAAGACTATTAAGCAACTATTCAGTCATACCAGTCGTTGTCGTACACCTCAACGCGCTTGAAAGGCGAGCACTTAAGGGGCCGTTCTGCCTGCCTTGGGACTCGAATTAAGACAAAGCCGAAGTGCCGAAGAAGACGATTAAAGGTCGATTCAATCGCTTTCATAAGACCAAATCATTTATCTAGTCTTACACAGAGATAGACCATCACAGACACGAAAAAACCGGAACAGGTGAACCCCATTCCGGTATTCGGCAGGTAAAACCTGGCCCTTCCGGATCAGATCTTAACTGTTACTCTATGTTTGCGCCGGGGGACGCCCGTCAGGCGATACTTAAGACCATTGGGGAGGAATCTGGTCCTCCCCATCGTCCATCGAGTAACCCCATTCGTGGGCAAGAGCCTTGGCATCGACAAAGCGGGTTTCATCAAGTAGCTCGATGATCCGCTCGCAACTCCAAATGTTATTGATGTCCTCTACTGAATAGACACGCATTGTGTAAGTGTCATCTAATTGACACTTTAGGCGTCTCTATCCAATCCGCACTTTCGGTTGCCCGAACCTGCACGCGAGTACTTGCTGAAACAGCTGCATCAGCAATATCGATTGCCGAATCGAATAGCGCAGTTGCATTGGGCTTCAGAGCCTCCAGGAAGAAGGAGATAAAGAGGAAGAGATCGGGTTTCATTGCTCATCCATCTCCAGGATGTGCTCAATGGCTCGCATGTAGCCGTCCCAATACACCGCCTGGTGATAAGCATCATTCTTGCATCGCGATTGACGGCCTGCCTCGTCACGTTCTCTAGCCCAGGCTCTTAGGCGCAGCACACTACTCTTACTGACATCGAGGGGCTGATCTCGGGTGTTGAGCTTGGGTTGCCTGCGAGTTTGAGGGGCTTGAGTTCTGGGACTGATGTAGTTAGTGCCGTAAGGCTCGTTTGTGAAGACTGAGAGGTTGTTCATGAGATCGTTGCTTGGTTTTCGATGAAGCGAAGAAAGGCACCACGCTTAGGCTTGAACTTTGGGCGAGGCTTCCTGGTGGGCTTTGGACCGCGAGAGATGTAGATCCGACGGTTGTCTTCTGCAAGGATGTATTCACCACCGCGTTCCCCAAAATGAATGGGTGTGCCGGGAGGTATGTCCTGGATGTACCTACTAGACATGGTGAGAGAGAAGGAATCAGAGCTGGGATGAGAGCTTTGCGGCCAAAACCTGAAGACGTATGCGGCTGTTCTTGTAAGCAATACGTTTACCCGGTTCGTGACTATTGCTTTCGTTATCGAGAAGATCGTCGAGAGCGTCGATACCGATTTGAATGAGAGGCGTAAGTTCATACGCCTCTGCCTTAGAGAGTTCCAGGTTGATCATTAGACGAGAGCGAGGAGTGCTTCACGGGCTTTGTCAATGCGCTTTGCACCTTGTCCACCCCAAAGGGATTCGAGGCGAGCACGGGCTCGCTCGGTGTTGTCCTTGAGGCGTCCGGCGTTGTGGGTCTCGTATTGAGTGATGGCTTGGAAGAGTCCCCAAGCAGTACCGGTCTCGACGCCAAAGCCTGTTTCACCGCTGTAATGCGAGCGGATAACATCGACGTGGGGAAGATCAGACAGCAGACGCGGACGCTTTGCTTTGCTGATCTTGTCCGTAATAGGACGAGCGAGATCATCGGAATAGGTGTGCTCTAGAACGTGACGTGCAGCTGTAGAGGTCAGCTTCAGGGTCGTCAGAGGGCGCAGCTTGTTCAGGTCCGTCTCGAACTTCTGCTGCTCGACGTTGATTAGCTGGGGCAGGCTCTCTGCAAACTGCTCAACACAGCGGGTATGGCGCATCACCAGCGCAGCACCATCCTTCTTGGCACGACCGGCACCTTTGCTGCAGAGGTAGCTGATCTGGTTTGCACACTGCAGACGGATGTCAGAGAAGAAGACACCGAATGAGCTGGAACCGTCGAAGCTGTTGAAGGCGTGGAGGTACCGGCGAACCTTGTCACCTGAGGTGACTTCGCCCTCGATGTCGCATCGAGCGGAGACGAACACCTTGCGACCGTTGCGGATGGTCAGGATGTTGTCGATCTCGACGTTCTCGCGCAGGTACTCGAACAACAGGATCAGCTTGTCGTTCTGCACAGGGGTGTAGTTGTTCCCCATGATCCCGAGACAGTCACCCGTGTCCTCGCGAACGAGGGCGCAGTGCTCCTCGGATACCCGCATGACCTCGTCAAGACAGCTGGCCGGGGTGTGGTATTGAACAAGGGTCTTTGAGACCTTGAAGTCTGCGTTCGCAATGCGGAAAGCTTCAGCAGCGGAAACACGACCATTGATGAGTGTGCCGCCTGCCTGCGAAACCAAGGGATTGACCTGATAGCCGTTCTCCTTGTACTTGCCATAGACCATGGCCTCCTGCTCTCGGGCGTACTGGTTCGAGACGGAATTGGCGTGTTTTGCTTGTGCGGGCATGGTGTTTGAGTGGTTGAGGTGAGAGAGAGAAAAGCGACAGCGCGAAGCTGTCTCAGACAGGATAGAGCCAGGCTGCTATCCGGTCAAGGATGAAAAGGCGGCTCTGTAGGCCGCCGTTACAATGTGGTTTCACCGACCGTCCGCTACGACGCGGTTGGTAGGTGAGAGAGATACGACCTCGGGGTGAGATCCGAGGTTTTTTATTGGCTAATCAGCCTCTGTGTGATCGAATTCAAGGGCCACCAAGGGTGCGTCCTTCTTGAAGAACCTCGCCTCGGTCTGATCTGTTGCAAGACGGAGTGCCTGGATGACTTTCTCCGCTTCGCCTTCTGTGTAGGCGTATTGGCTCGCTGAGAGATTGCCAATCACCTTGATGGCTTTGATCGCTTTCTCCAGCCGTGGAATGAGCAGACGCTTGAAGTCAGCTCGTTTGTCTTGGATGGTTTTCATTCATCATCCTCCTGTTCGATCACCCAGGTCTCGAAGTCGGGGGGTGTGCTGTAGTCGTCGCCGTAGTTCTGAGGAGAGGGATCGAAGTCCGCGAGAAACTCCTCGTAGCGTGCTCGTAAGGGGTCAGTCATGCTTCAGCCCACAGAGAAGTAGAGGGTCTTGCCGTTGATCGAGCGTTTCTCGACCTTCTCTTCCTTAACCAGTGACTCCAGAAGTCCGAAGCTGAACCACTGACGGGAGTCGTTATATCCAATCGCTTTGCCTACATCGCAGTTGCGGACACCCTCAGGGTTGTTGTCCAGGAACTCGATGATGGACTGCTTGAGAACGTAATTAGAGATGAGAGTTTGTGCAGGCCAGACAATCTTGTCGGCACTGAACTTGTTTGTGGTGACGAGCGAGGTCATTGTTTTGGTGAGAGAGGAACAAAGATCTGGCATCCAGCCCAGGCCAGTGTTGGGCAGTGATTAGGGCTCGTAACTACCCTTGAAGTTGGGAACCAAGCCGAAGCGTTCCTGAGCTTTCTCCTGCTTCTTCTGTTTGCGGAGACGGTGCGCCAGGGTTGTGACGTGTTCCATAACCTTCAGGGTGTCTTCTGTAGAAGCTCCTTCAGGCATTTCCTGCTGTACAACCCTGAGAAGAGGGAAAAACAGATCTGTTGCTTCTTGCATTTCCTCTTGAGTGATTGGGTCTGTTTCTTTCATGTCAGAGACAGGATGGACGAACGACTGTGACGATGCGCTTTAGGTCAGGATCGTTTGTTATGTAGTGAAAACCTTGCGGATGAAGGCATATCCACTTAGCGCGATTTTCCAGAACCGAAAGGTCACGAGCGCGGATGACAAGATCATGCAGGTTCATAGTTGATTGCAGAAGTGTTCAGATGTCCGTAGGGGAGAACGTATTCAAAGGTTGCTCCTGTGAAATAGGTGTCCTTTTTGACAAAGGCCTGAAGTCGTTCATTGTGTTCATTGAGACGCTGGACATAATCAAGTGCTAGATCTTGTGCCTCATCCTTTGAAGCAGCAATGACAAAGAACCACGAAGACGGAATGTCACGTCCGTTTTCGTTGTTAATTAGTGTTCTGAATTTGTACGTTTTCATGATTGAGTGGAGGAGAAGCGTGGGTAGAAAAGACTGCATCAGCAGTCGGCCAGGGAGTAAGAAGCAGTACGGAAGAGCAAAGAATCAGCGTGCTCAGTCCAAGGAATTTCTCTACTGATGTCATGCTTCTACTCTTCAAAAGCTAAGAGTTGTCTCGCTAATGACTCGCTGTCACTGGTGGGCTTGACAGTCAGGTAGACAGACTCACTGAAGGTGGCTTTGCCTTCTTCCTGTTCCTGGCGCTGCAGATGCTTGATGCGATTGGTCTCGCGGCGTAGTTCGTCGCTGTACTTCCAGACCTTGCGACGGCAAACAACAACCTGCAGATGATCAAGTGCAGCGGCTTGAATCTCATGGGCGTTCATATACTGCAGAAGCTGGGCCTGTCGACCTTTAACTTCAGCTTCGATGTCAGATAAAAGCTGTTTGCGATCAAGGTAGATCGACAGTTCGCGTTCGTACTGCTCTTCAGTCCAGGATTCTGCCACGGGTTTTGCTGCCTTTGTGGTGAACTTAACGCGCTTTTTGGTAGCGACTTGACGCTTTGAACGAGATGAGATTGTCATGGTGAGAGAGAAAAGAATCAGAGAGCGTATGCGTTATCGGTTAAGACAACATGACGAGAAGATGCGAACATCTCGCCATTGTGTTTCCACACAAACGCATCATCACGTTGTGGGTTGTAGGTGATGCGTCTGTGAGAAGGAGTAACAGAAAAGGCGGATGTACAGATCTCACCTTCAAGAAAGGCGTGAACGTACTTCTTACCCTCTGCCCTTGTTTGTTGCTGACCGTAGTCGTTAATTACGGTTTTAACGTTGTTAAGCGCAAGACGTGGAAGATGTCCTGCTACTCTCCAACCCTTACCAGGAACATGTTTCTGCACGCTCCAGATGTGCTTTGTGAGATTGTAGTAAACGCGAACTTTCATGATTCAATTGCATCATTAGCGTTGTCAATCCATGCCTGGCAATAATCCAAAACATCATCGAGCTTGGCGAGATTTTCAGCACGCTCAAACAGTGCTTGGTTGTAATCTTCAGCAGGATTGCATTGAAAATCCCGGCCATGACATGTGCATGCCTGAAGAGTACGCAATGCCTTTCGGACTGCATTTTGAGCCTCTACGTATTCTGCGAAAAGATTCTCGGCAGATG